CACATATCTTACAAGTTGGAGCACAAAGGATTTGCAAAAGATTGTAAACCAAAATGCTCCAGTTATGTGGCGTGAAAATATACTTAAAATCATGCCGTATAATTTTGCAGGAATGGTGTGTAGTGCTAAAGATATAGATACTGTCAATGCAATAGCACCAAATATGCTTAAAGTTTGTCCTGGTATAGGAAATAATACAGGACAACGTAGAACTACAACTCCTAAAGAAGCATCTAACTTAGGTGCAGATTATTTGGTTATTGGAAGATATATTACTCAGTCTAGCCATCCAATTGATACAATCCAAAATATACGACAGAGCTTATCGGCATAAATACTAATAATTAATTAGGAGCATTTAATGGCCGTTGTACAGATATCACGTATACAAATAAGAAGAGGACAAAAGAACCAAGGGTCTGGTTTACCACAATTAGCCAGCGGAGAACTTGGTTGGGCTATTGATACAAGAGAATTATACATAGGTAATGGTTCTGTAAGTGAAGGGTCGCCAGCAGTAGGTAACACAAAAGTATTAACGCAATATGATAACATATTTACACTAGCAGATACATATACGTACAGAACAGATGATGCATACATACAGACTGGCAGTTCTAGTGTTAGTCCAATACAACGAACATTACAAGATAGACTAGATGATAACGTAAGTGTAAGAGCTTTTGGATTGACTGGAGTCACTAGCCAAAATGCAACTGTAGGATTACAGAGGGCAATTGATCAATTATTTTTAAACTCTGCTACAAAAGGAAGTGAACAAAGCAGAGTAGTGCTTAATTTAGAGCCTGGAATTTATATAATTGATGCAACAATAAATATTCCACCTTATTGTATTTTACAAGGCGCAGGACCTGATCGTACAGTAATTAGACAGACTGGTAACTTTCCTATAATTAAAACAGTCAACGATAGTAGCACACCTGGTAGTTATGCAAATGATTCGTCTAGTACTTTTAACAATCAAGCAAGAGAAATTATAATTAAAGACTTGACATTGCAAAATAATACAACAAATTTAGGAATGCTTTTAGAAAGTTGTAGAGACAGTGTATTTGAAAATGTAAACATTATTGGACCTTGGCAGACTGCAGATACTATTCCTGCAGACTTTGCATCTAGCACAGGTGTAAGAATGGATTCATTAAGTGGATCAGTTGAAAGTAGCAAAAATAAATTTATAAACTGTAAGATTACAAATTGGGCATATGGCATTATGAGTAATTTTGATATTGACAATACCGTAATAGATAAATGTCATTTTGATTATTGTGGCAATGCAATTAACTTGGGTGTGAATATGACATTAAGCACACCTGCCACTGGTAGATCTACAGGACCGGTCAATACTTTAATATCTAATAATGTTTTTTCAAATATCAATAGATATGGTATTTGGGTAGAAAACGGCACTTATAATACTTCCAAAGGAAATAGTTTTACATTAGTAGGAAATGAAGGTGGTACTGAAGCACAACCAGTATATTCATGTATTAAATTTAACAAAGTAGGCAACCAAAGTGTATCTGATTTTTTTGCAAGAACAGAAGCACTTTCATATACACAGGCAAATATTAATTCTTCTCCGTATGTACCAGAGATACAAGGAACTATAGATTATACGGACGGATTTACACATAGTCTTTCAATATCACAAACAGGCGGAACAAAATTATTTAGACTACCTGGCTTTGCAAATCAATCGTTCATAATTGAATATCAGATGATGAGCGAAACTTACGAAATGCAGAGAATTGGAACAATGACTATAACAACCGAAATAAGATCTACACCCACAGTAAATATCACTGACGATTATGATTATTCAGGAGATGTTACATACGAAGATAATATTTCATTCACCGCGGCGATTGCAGATGTAAATGCAGACTTGACAAACGACACAATAGATGTTACAGTAGTAAGTACAATGCCGAGCAACGACACGACACAATTCAAGTTTAGAGTACTCAATAGAAAAACTAGCCTTGTGTAATGTTCAGCCTTAGCCAATATGAGGATAGACTCCTTGAATGGGCGGAGTTTCGACAAAGCCTAGAAAAGGATGAATATCCGTTTCAAAAGGTTGTAGACTTCTACAATCGTATTCCTAGATGTAGTATTAATACTGATCCTTGGAATAAAAAGATTTGGCCAGGGCCTTGGGAATTAGTGTACGAAAATCAATACTGTAATTTTTGTATAATACTAGGAATGTGTTATACATTACAGTTAACAGAACGTTTTAAAGGAGAAGCTTTTGAGATACATATTGCAAAAGATAATAAAAATTCATCTTTACATTATTATCTCACTATTCAGGGATATGTACTTGGCTTTTCGGACGGAGAGGTTTTGCACATGAACAAGTTACCCACAAACTTAATTGTTCAAAAATCTTTTCTAATGGATAATATACAATAAATATAGGATACGAGGAAAAAATATGTCAAACGGAAATAACATTTATATCATTAAAAGAGACGGAAACAAAGAAGAATTAAATATTGATAAAATCCATAAAGTAGTTGAATTTGCCTGTACAGGGTTAGCTGGTGTTAGTAGTAGCCAAATAGAAATGAATGCAAACATACAGTTCTACGATGGTATGAGTTCAACAGAAATACAAGAAATCCTTATAAAGAGTGCTAATGATCTTATTTCCTTAGATAATCCTAATTATCAATATGCCGCGGCAAGACTTTTACTTTACACAACATACAAAGAAATCTTTGGCGAATATAAAACTTTGCCTTTACGAGAGCTTATTGATATTAATATTGATAACGGAGTGTATGATCCAGAAATTTTAGAAAAATATACAGACGACGAATTAGAAAAATTAGATAAATGGATTAATCATAAACGTGATGAAAATTTTACCTATGCAGGCTTAAGACAAGTTGTTGACAAATATCTTTGTCAAGATAGATCAAGTGGAGAGATGTATGAAACTCCACAATATATGTATATGATGATAGCGGCAACTTTATTTGCAAATTATCCAAAAGAAGATAGGTTATATTATGTAAGGAGATATTACGATGCGACCTCCCTTTTTAGACTCAACATACCAACGCCGGTCATGGCCGGAGTGCGTACTCCAGTTAGGCAGTTTGCCAGTTGTGTGCTCGTTGATAGTGACGACACACTTGATTCGATCTTTGCGTCAGACATGTCCATCGGTAGATACACGGCTCAAAGAGCTGGTATCGGTATTAACGCAGGACGAATCAGAGGCGTCAACTCAAAAATCAGAGGAGGAGAAGTAGCACATACAGGTATCATTCCTTTTCTAAAAAAGTTTGAATCAACTGTACGTTGTTGCACACAAAATGGTGTACGTGGCGGAAGTGCTACGACACACTTTCCATTCTGGCATCAAGAGATTGAAGATATTCTTGTACTTAAAAATAACAAAGGCACTGAAGACAATCGTGTACGTAAGTTAGATTATTCAATACAGATGAATAAAACTATGTATGAAAGGTTGCTAAGTGGCGGAAAAATTACACTTTTTTCTCCACATGATGTGCCAGGATTATATGAAGCATATTTTGGAGATGCAGATAAGTTTCAAGAATTATACGAGTCTTACGAAAGAAAAACAAGTATCAAGAAAAAGTCTATTGACGCAATGGAATTATTCTCTGCACTGATAAAAGAACGTGCAGAAACAGGACGTATCTATATAATGAACGTAGATCATTGTAATTCACATAGTTCATTTAAGGATACGGTATACATGAGTAACCTATGTCAAGAAATAACATTACCAACAAAACCATTGCAACACATCGATGATGATAATGGTGAGATTGCACTTTGTATTCTCAGTGCTATAAACGTAGGTGTAATAAAATCATTAGATGATTTAGAAGATCTATGTGATTTGGCTGTGAGAGCTTTGGAAGAAATTATTGATTATCAAAAATATCCTATTGTAGCGGCAGAAAAGTCCACAAAAGCTAGAAGGAGTTTAGGCATAGGATATATAGGACTAGCACATTATTTGGCAAAACAAGGTGTATCATATGATAGTAAACGTGCATGGAAATATGTACACGATTTATCAGAAGCTTTTCAATATTACTTACTTAAAGCTAGTAACACATTAGCAGAAGAAAGAGGAGCTTGTGAATATTTTAACCGCACTAAATATAGTGATGGCATACTACCTATTGATACTTATAAGAAGGATGTGGACAATCTTGTCCCGCATAAGTTAAAATATGATTGGGATACTCTTCGCGAGAACATACGAACACACGGTTTACGGCACAGCACATTGTCCGCACAGATGCCTTCAGAGAGCAGTTCCGTTGTGTCGAATGCCACAAACGGTATTGAGCCACCTAGAGGATACCTGTCCGTTAAGAAAAGTAAAAAAGGGCCTCTTAAGCAGATTGTTCCGCAGTATCATAGCTTAAAAAATGAATATACATTATTATGGGAAATGACTAGTAACGAAGGCTATATTAATATTGTTGCTGTCATGCAAAAGTTCTTTGATCAAGCAATATCAGGTAACTGGTCATACAATCCAACACAGTATGATAATAACGAAGTACCTATGAGTGTTATGATTAAGGACTTATTAACTACATATAAACTTGGTTGGAAAACAAGTTATTATCAAAACACCTATGACTTCAAAACGGATCCTAGTGAAGTTGAAGAGGAGAAGCCAGTGGTAAATACACAACCTATATCAGCAGAACAGCAAGACGAAGAAGAATGTGAGGCCTGTACTATTTAGGTTGACACAGTGTTTATCTGATGTTACATTATTAAAAAGGAATGAAAAATGGCGAAAACTGTATTCAATAAAGACAAAGTAGATTTCACCAAGCAGAACATGTTTTTTGGTGCAGATCAAAATACTCAAAGATATGATGTATTTAAATTTCCTGTGTTTGATAAATTAAATCAAACTATGTTAGGTTATTTTTGGAGACCTGAAGAAGTTAGTTTGCAAAAAGACAGAGCAGATTATGCAAACTTTAGACCAGAACAAAAACATATTTTTACTGCAAATTTAAAATATCAAACTTTGTTGGATTCAGTACAAGGCAGAGGTCCATGTTTAGCCTTTTTGCCTCATGTATCATTACCAGAACTTGAAGGCTGTATTGTAACTTGGGACTTCTTTGAAACTATTCATAGTCGTTCTTATACACATATTATGAAAAATGTATATGCAGATCCTAGTGAAGTGTTTGATACTATATTAGATGATGAAAAGATTTTAGAAAGAGCAGTAAGTGTTACAAAGCATTATGATGCTTTCAATGAAACCGCGGACAAGTTTATGCATCTAAAGCAAGGATCTATGAAAGACGTAAAAAAGAAATTATATCTTGCAATGATGACTGTAAACATACTAGAAGGATTACGTTTTTATGTATCTTTTGCATGTACTTTTGGATTTGGAGAATTAAAATTAATGGAAGGCAGTGCAAAAATTATCTCTCTCATCGCAAGAGATGAAGCACAACATTTAGCATTAAGCACACACGTTTTAAAACTATGGCAACAAGGCAAAGACGATCCACAAATGGCAAAGATAGCAAAAGAATGTGAAGAAGAAGTATATGATTTGTGGCGTGAGTGTGTAGCTGAAGAAAAAGCCTGGGCTGAATATTTATTTAAGGACGGTTCTATGATAGGGTTAAATGCACAACTTTTACATAGATACGTTGAATACATAGCTAACAGAAGACTGAAAGCATTAGGCTATGATGCAATATTTGATCAACCACAAAATAATAATCCGCTTCCTTGGACACAACACTGGTTGAGTAGTGCAGGACTACAAGTTGCTCCACAAGAAACAGAAGTAGAAAGTTATATTGTAGGCGGAATCAAACAAGACGTAACAAAGGATGCCCTTAAAGGGTTTGAACTATGATTAATATAGAAATATACGGAAAGCAAAATTGTGCTAGTTGCACTAAAGCTAAAATGTATTGCGAAAGTCGTGGTTGGAATTTTTCATATCTAGAGCTTGACCGAGATTTTACTCGGGATGATGTGTTAGAAAAATTTCCAGGTGCTAGGACTTTTCCGCAAATAAGAATACATGGCCAAAATGTAGGCGGATTCGAAGACTTTATGAGGTACATCGATGACACTGGATTTACTAATTCAGGACACGGGTAATCATATGCTAGTAGAAAATGTTTACAAAGAAGGTGATACTGTATCTATCAAAATAACATCTGGCGAAGAAGTTGTTGGTAGATTGGTTGAGGAGACATCTTCACACGTCAAGCTCAAAAAACCTATGATGGTTGTAATGTCTGGACAAGGTATAGGGTTAGCACCTTATATGTTTACTACAACAAGTGAAGACATTAAGTTTAATGCAAATTTAGTCGTAACGACTGCAAAAACTATCGAAGATATAAACAAAAAATATCTAGAAGCAACTACAGGGTTAAAACTAAACTAAAGGAGATAAGTATGAGTATACATGAACAGATTGTTCAAGCATTTAATAATTATGTGGCTGAACAAGAATCTTTTGAAACAAAAGGTGTGAAAGCCGCGGCGGCCCGTGCAAGAAAAGCACTAGGCGACCTTGGTAAACTTACAAAAGAAAGACGTAAGGAAATCCAAGAGAAGAAAAACAATATGTGATCAGATATGGCTATGCAAGGTGGTCAAACCTTCAAAGAAGAAATACAGCCAAATAAAAAATATAAACCATATAAAGGAATCGGTCGGCTAATACATGGTCGGCCGGTTGTCTTCTATGCAACTGATGATCCAGAATTCCAAATGTGGATACACAGACGAAAAGAAAGAATTCGATTAGGAGTGCTTTCTCTGTTCTGGGCATCATTTGCTTATATTGTGGGAGATATTTTTTATTTGCAAGTATATAAAGAAATGGTTGACAAGACTATACAATATATGTTATAAATATAGTACGATGTTGAAGCAATTCAAAAGTTGGACTGGACCGGGGGGCGGTACCCCGCACCTCCACCATAAA